CTTCGACCGGCGTGGCGTCCTTGGACAGTGGCGGGCAGGTGCCACTGGCCCAGCTCGGCAACGTGCCGGGCGGCCAGTCACTGAGCGGCACCGTGTCGTCGAGCGCCGTCGGGGACTCGGGCGCGGCCGGCGCCTCGACCACGTACTCGCGCGGTGATCACGTGCACGGCCGCGAGGGCTACGGCGCGGTCGCCACGAGCACGAGCTTTGGCCAGGCTCCGGCCAACGGCGTGGCCACCACCGACGCGCGCAGCGACCATGTGCACGGCACGCCGGCCGCGCCCACACCCGGCTCGATCGGCGCACAGCCCGTTGACGCGACGCTGACCGCGCTCGCCGGCCTGGACGCCACGGCGGGACTCGTTGTCGAGACGGCCGCCGACGTGTTCACCAAGCGCACGTTGACCGCCGGTTCCGCGGCCATCGCGGTGACCAACGGGTCGGGTGCTGCCGGCAACCCGACCGTCGACCTCACGTTCGGCGGCGCGCCGGGCACCACCGAGGGCATCGGTACGGCGGGCGCGGCCGGCTCCGCGGCGTCCGCGTCGCACTCCGACCACGTGCACCCCATGGCCGCGGCCGGCGCCCCGGGCGCGAGCGCGGTGGGCGACACGCAGAGCACCGGCGTGGCGACGACGTTTTCGGCCAGTGATCACCGCCACGCGCGGGAGGCGTTCGGCAACGTTGTCGCGCAGACCGCTTACGGCGCATCGAGCACGAACGGTGTGGCCACGACGGACGCGCGCTCGGACCATGCGCACGGCACGCCGGCCGTTCCGCCGTCGGTCACCACGCCGAACCTGATCAGCGGTGCCTGGTACGGCGTGCCCGGCCAGGGCGGTGTGGGCACGACCGTGGCGCTAGCCGCCGGTACGGCGATGTTCATCGCGCTGACGCCCGAACTGGCCGCGACGTTGTCCGGCCTAGCGGTCGAGATCACGACCACGGACAGCGGCAATGTGCGGTTCGGGCTGGCCACCGAAACGGCGGGCCTGCCGGCCACTTGGCTTGACGATTACGGCGTGGTCACGGCCGGCTCGACGGGCCTCGTGCAACCGGCGAGTACGCCGTCGCGCCCTCTGGCCGCGCTCGGGCGCGTGTGGTTGGGCATCGTGCCGCAGGGGGGCGCGGGCACGCTGGTTCTGCGCAACCGCTCGACGTGCTCGCCGGACATCGCGCTTACGACCACGAGCACGGCCACGCCGGGCGCACTCAACAGCGCGCGCAACGCGTACACGTCAACGGGGTGGACCGCGGCGCTGACCGGTGCCATCACGATCGCGGGCGTCACGTCCGGGCCGGCCGTGGCCGCCCGACTCACGTAGATGTGACTGTAATATCTGACCGGAAAGTTTTCTCCGGTCATACGTTCGGGGGATACAGGGAGGACATTGTGAGCACGCAGGACGAGCGAGATCAGGCCATCGTGAGGATGCTGAACGGCCTCGGCTGGACGGCACGAGACCAGGGCGCCGACGTAACGGCGGCCGTTGTGCTGCGCGCGGTCGCCGACTCGTGGGCACCGGATGGCGAGTACACGGCGGACGATCTTCGCGCGCTCGCGGATCAGCTCGACCCGGCGACCGGCGATGACTGACACCCCGCGCTGCGGTGACTTCGGCGGGCGGTCGCGCACGACCGGCGCGCCATGCCAGAGGGCGGCCGGCGCCGCAACCACGCACGTGGGACACGGCAAGTGCAAGACCCACGGTGGGAACGTGCCCGGGGCCGCGGCCAAGAGCGAGCGCGCGCTCGCCGACGCCATGGCGCGCGAATGGTTCGGCGAGGCCATCGAGGCCGTGCCCGTCGAAGATCCACTGAAGGCGCTGAAGTTGCTCGCGGGGGAGTGCCTGGCCTGGAAGGACACGTGCTCCGGGTTCCTGCGCGAGCTGAGCGACGTCGAGTACACGAGCGACGTGATCGGCTCACAGGTGCGCGCGCAGGTGCTTGTCTGGGAGCGCGCGCTTGACCGGTGCGAGCACGTACTCACGTCCCTGGCCCGGCTCAAGATCGATGAACGGCTGGCCCGCATCGAGCAGGACAAGGCCGACATGGTGATCCGGGCGATGGAGGCCGCGCTCAAGGCCGCACAGGTCCCGGCCGAACGCGTGCCGCTCGCGCGCCGGCAGTTCGCCGCGCAGTTGCGCGTGATCGACGGTGCGGCATGAGGGACGTGTGGTTGTGCCAGGCCGGCGAAGTCCGGCTCATCGCCGGCCCCACGGACGATCCGCAACGCGAGCTGCGCGCGATGCCGGCATGGTTCGTCGAGCGTGAGCGTTCAGTGCCTGGCGCACTGATCCGCCCCGTACTGCTCGACCCCGAGCGCGTGCGCGAGGCTGCGGAACGATGGCTCCGTGTCCTACCTGACCGACGCCGCTGACCGGCTCGACGGCCACACCGAGTACCCGACCCCGGGCGCGCTGGCCGTCGACCTCGACCCGCGCACCCGGCAGTCCAGGGTGCTGCGGCTGCTCGATGACGCGCTCGTGGATGCCGCCGAGGGCCGGGCGCCGCGGCTGCTGTTCGTCATGCCACCACAGGAGGGCAAGAGCCAGCGTGTAAGCCGGCGCTTCCCCCTCTGGCTGCTGAAACAGAACCCGGACACTCGCATCGCGGTGGTGTCCTACGCCCAGAACCTCGCTGAGCGATGGGGTCGCGCGGTGCGCGCGGACATCGTGGCCAATCCGCAGTTAGGCCTACGGCTGGCCTACGGTTCGGCCGCGGTGGGGGAGTGGCAGCTCGACGGCCATGACGGCGGCATGATCTGCGTGGGCATCGGGGCCGGCATCACCGGCCGCCCGGTTGACGTGCTGATCATCGATGACCCGTTCAAGGACCGCGAAGAAGCCGACTCGGAGGCGTACCGCGAGCGCGCGGAGGACTGGTGGCGGGAGACCGGCTCGACGCGGCTCGGCGGCCGGCGCATCGTGGTCTGCGTCATGACCCGCTGGCACGAGGACGACCTCGGCGGCATCTTCGAGCGCGACGGGTCGTTTCGGATCATCCGCATCCCCGCGGTGGCCGACCATCGGCCCGAGCTGGGAGAGACGGACCCGATCGGGCGCGAGCCGGGCGAGATCATGCCCAGTGTCCGTGACCGCACCCTCGCCGAGTGGCAGCAGAAGCGCAAGGACGCCGGGTCGCGTGGCTGGGCGGCCATCTATCAGGGCAAGCCGGCGCCACAAGAGGGCAACATCCTCAAGCGCGGGTGGTGGCGGTACCACCACCTCATGCCACGGGAGAAGCCCGATGGCACGTACTTCGCGCCCGGCATCGACGAGTACGCGATCAGCGTGGACTGTTCGTTCAAGGACACGAGCAAGTCGGACTGGGTGTGCATGCAGGTGTGGGGCCGCGCCGGCTCGCGCGCCCGCCTGCTCGCTCAGGTGCTCGACCGGATGGACTTCCCGGCCACACAGACGGCGCTGATCACGCTGTGCGCGCAGTGGCCGCAGGCACGGCTACGGCTGATCGAGGACAAGGCCAACGGGCCGGCCGTTATCGCGTCCCTGCGCGGCGTGGTCGGCGGACTGGTCCCGGTCGAACCCCGGGGCAGCAAGGAGGCCCGCGCGCATGCGGTGAGCCCGTTCATCGAGGCCGGCGATGTCGAGCTGCCCCATCCCACGCTCGCGCCGTGGGTGGGCAAGTTCGTGGACGAGTGCGCGAGCTTCCCGAACGGCACGCACGATGACCAGGTCGACGCGTGCACGCAGGCACTTGATCGGCTGCTCGGCCAGGGAACGGGTCTGGCGGGGTTCATGGAACGGCTCAAGGACCAGCGGCGCGCGGCCTAGGCCAGGGGGATACGTGCACGGCCACCATGCCGTACTCGGTCGCCACGATGTACTCGACCCCGGTCAGCTCGGGATGCACTCTCAGCTTTTGGGCCGCGCCGAGTACCGCTTGACTGATCTCGCGCTCTTTGTCTTCGGCCACGGGGTGTCCTCCCTGGTGGTCAGCGTAGCGGCGCGCGGCCTAGGGCCGGTACAGGGCCACGGTCATGATGAGGCACAGCATCACGAGCGCCACGACCGGAATGACGCAGATCAGCGCGATGACTGCGGCGTCCCGGTCGCGCGGTGGCGGCGGCCTCCACTGCGGCGGTGGCGGCGGGGGTAGCGGCGTGCGCGGGTAATCGTTCATCAGGGTGCCCTCCCGTCGCGGAGCGTATCGGGAGGACGACGCGCGGTCTAGGGCCAGATCCCGTCAGTGATCGAGTGCCATGCCGGCCGCTGGGGCTGGATCGAGCATCTCTCGTAGTGGCCCCAGAACCGGCCGCATCCGGGACAGGCGTGGCTCAGGACCGACTCGGCGAATCCGGGCGGCGTGTCCGCCAGTAGACCGATCGCGGGCGGTGGTGCCGGCGCGTCGGGCGTTTCCTCGTGCTCGGTCATGAGCGTCTCTCCTAACTACCGGATTACTGTTACCGGTAATGCGCTAATCCATCGAGCGGTGCCAATTCGAATCATGGCGTGACCATAAGTGTCATTATCTGCGCCATTCTGAGGGTGCCCGTGACCTGCGGTTTTGCAAGTTTCCGCAGGCCAGGCGCCTAATGACAGTTATGCGCTTCGGGCCGCGAAAGCCCTGGCCAGGGCGTATGCAATGCGTGCCCTTTACGACCAGTTATGTTCAAAGAATGCGCCAAGTGTGGCACAACTACAGGCTGGCCAGGTAGCACTCGGGTGTGTGCCGGCCGTACAGCCATCCACACTGGTGGCACCAGTTGATCGAGGGCGGAGCGAACACGGGTTCGTCCACGAGAAGCCGGCCGAACGTCTCGGCCACGCTCGCCCGGCCCCGCACCGGCTGTGCGCGGTGGCGGACAGGTTGCGGATAGGTGGCGGCCACGACCTCGACGCCGTCCGTCCAGTCCCAGAGCATCGCGTTGCCCGGCCAGCAGTCCCCGCAGTAGCCCATGTACGTGATCTCGTCTTCGGCGAACCACGCGCGTCCGCACGCCGCGCAGGCGTCCGGCATCGGGTAGAGCACGTCGCCGGACGCGTCGTGGACATGCCTACGCACGTGCGTCTGCGCGCAGGTCAGGCCGCGGTACGGGGACGGGTGCGAGGCCAGCTCGCGACGACCGAGGGCGAGGGCGGTCATGTCGCGGCCCGCCGAGCTTCGCGCCGCGCCCGCTTGGCGTCGAGCACGGCCTTGCGGGTGGCCGCCCGGACCATGACCCGCGCGGTCATCTCTGGGTCGGCGAAGATCGGCACGTACTCGTACCTGACCCGGTAGTGGCCTTTGCCGTGGATGCTCGGCACGCGCTCCCAGGCCGGATTGCCGTCCGGGTCGAGCACGGGCCGGCCTATGTGCGTCCGCGCGTTTTGCGGCTTCATGCCTGCGCGCCGGTGGCGCGGTGCCGGCTTGACGCCGATGCCTTTGCGTCGCAGCGCGGCACGGTTGGGCACGACGGATGCGCAGTGTCCGCAGGCGTGCTCCGGGTCACCAGTGGGGTGCCGCTCGACCGGCGACGGGTCGCGCTTGCAGCGCACGGGCGGGGGCGGGGCGTCCTTCACGTGTCCTCCCTAGTGGGCGATGAGCTTGACGAGAGCCACGACCGCCAGGGTGAGGCCGAGTAGAACGGCCATGACGTAGGCGATCCCGATCGCGACCACGACTTGCCTTTCCCGGCGAATCCGGCGACAGCGCGTCATCTCGCTATCCTCCCTGTAGATCGCGCCAGGTCCGGCGCGTGTGTCAACTGTAGCACAATTGACAAGGGGTGCGCATGGGCAGGCGCCGCGGCGGACGCACCCTGACGCCGGCCGCGCTGCGCGAGGTGATGCGCGAGGAGATCGGCAAGGCGATGAGCGGCGCGCCGCGGACCGCGGCCAACCCCACCGCGCAGGCCGCCGGCATGACGTCCACACCTGACACGTTCGGGCAGCTCGCCCAGCTCATGCGTGCCGCGGTCGGTTACCGGGCCACCCCGATGGCCCGTGACCCGCGTGACTCCGGCCCGTTCGGGCCCATGCACCCGATGGCGCCGGACGCGATCAGCCCGTCGCGCACGGACACCGGTCGGCCCGAGCCCTGGCTGTACGAATACCCGGTCGCCTGGAACATCCCGGGCCAGGGTGAGCGCCTGATGCCCTGGCGGGTGCTCGACGCGGCGGCTCGCAACATCGACGTGATCCGCCGCTGTATCGAGATTCGCAAGAGCCGGGTGCGCACCGCGCCGTGGAGCTGGGACATCAGCCCGCAGGCCATTGAGGACGCCTACCGTGCGGACGGCACCAAGGGTCACGATGACATCGCGTCCGAGTTGCGCGACCGTTACCGGGCCGATATCAACCGGCTGACGGAGTTCTGGAAGCGGCCGTGGCGGGTACAGGGTCTCGACTTCGGCAACTGGGTCGGCGGCATCATGGAAGGCCGGCTCAAGTACGACGCGGTCGTGGTGTACCCGCGGATGAACCTGGGCGGGGACACCCTGCTCGGGCTGGAGATCATCGACCCGACCACGGTCAAGCCGCTGCTCGACTACCGCGGCTCACGGCCCGAGCCCCCCTTCCCCGCGTTCCAGCAGATCCTCTACGGGTTCCCGCGCGGCGAGTGGCGGGCCACCACGACGGAGGTCGTCAACGGCGACGGGACGACGTCCGTCACTATCGACGGCGCGTTCCGTGCCGATGAGCTGGTCTACCTGCGGGAGAACTACCAACTGAACAGCCCGTACGGTTACGGGCCCACCGAGCAGGCGCTGGTGGCGTCGCGGCTGTGGATGCGCCGGCAGGGCTGGCTACTGGCCGAGTACACCGACGGCGTCACCCCGCAACTGATCTGGGAAGTGCCCACCGAGGCGGCTGGCGGCGCGGGGCTGACCCCCGAGCAGCGGATGGAATGGGAGTCGTCGGTCAACGATGAGTTGGCCGGGCAGACCGGCGAGCGGCACCGCAGCAAGGTCGGGTTCCCGGGCATGGTGCCGCACCTCATGCCCAGTGTGGACGAACGGTACAAGCCCGATTACGATCTTTTCCTGCTCAAGCTCCAGTGCTCATTCTTCGGCGTGCCGGTCACCGACCTGGGCTTTTCCGAGTCCAAGGGGCTGGGCAGCACGGGGATGCACGCCGCGCAGGCGGAGAACCGCGCGGACATCGCCACCGCGCCGGACCTGCTGTTCATCACCGACCTGACCAACGACCTCGGCCACCAGTACCAGAGCGCGCCGCCCGAGCTGGTCTTCAGCTTCACCTAGAATGACGGCGGCCAGGATGAGAGCCAGTCCGCGACCATCCGCGTGGGCGAGGTCAACAGCGGCCAGAAGACACTCAACGACACGCGGCGCGAGCTGTCGCTGCCCGTGTACCAGTTCGCCGAAGCCGATATGCCCTACGTCATGGGACAGAACGGCCCGGTCTTCATCGCGGGCAGCCTGGCCGCGTCCCGGCGCGCGCAGGGCCTCGACGAGAACGGCAAGCCGCTTCCGGCCGCCGAACTCGCCCAGGTCCAGGGGGGGCCGCCCGGCGCGCAGGGTGGGGACAGCCCTGGGGACAAGCCCGCGCCCGTATCGGGCGACAATGTCGACAAGGCCGCCGGCGCTGACCCGCCACTGTGCCGGCAGATCCGCGCGCAGTTGGCCGGGGACTACCCGGACGCGGCAACCATGTGGATCAAGGATGCCAACTGGTCCGGGCCGGTCGACGTGCCGCCGAACCAGCTCGACCTCGACGCGGTCAAGACCTGGGACGCATACGGCGACACCCGCAAGGTCAACAAGTTTCGCAAGTTGATCCACAAAACCGGCGCACTCAAGCCCATCGTGGCCGTGACCGTGCCGGGCGACGACCGGGTCAAGGTGGTCGACGGGCACCATCGCGCGCTAGCCGCCGTCCGTGAGGGCGTGCCGGTGCGCGCGTACGTGGGCGCGGTGGGTAAGAAGGTCGGCCCGTGGACCGCCATGCACGCCACCCAGCACCCGGGCGGCCATCACGGCGAGGTCGACGGCGCGGCCCCGGTCAGCGCACCACCGGCCATGAAGTTCGTGGGTCCGCATGAGCCGAGCCATGAGGCGCGCGCGGAGATCGGGGCGTACCACCGCTGGGCGGCCAAGGCCACGACCGGCGGCCGGCCGTTCGTCATGAAGGC